CTTTTCTAAGGTTTGCATCATCTGATATGCCGTAGCAAAATCAGCTTGCTTACCTACTTGTACTACACCTATGTCATCTGGCCTACCCTGTACAATAGCACCGTTACCTGCGTTAGCAAGAGTCTGAGGTTTAGTTGTACTAGAAGGTGATACTACAAAAACAACCTTAGCTGCTGCTGCACTACCTTCTGTAATTGCTTGTGATAAAGCTTCGAGTGATTTAAGATCACCCATGAATTCTTCTACTCTACCACGTCCATATGGTTCACCATCTACTGTATTAAATCGTAGAGGTAGCCATGGGTTAGACTCTAATGGTGCTTTACTTATTGACTTAGGTAGTATTTTATCGTTAACTTCTTGATGCCAGAGTAGTCTATTATTATCACGGCGTATGTGTGTGTACACATCTACGTCATCATTCTGTTCAGACTCGTCTTCTACATTTAAGTCGTCTTCAAGTTCTGGTAATAATTTTTTACTAATTTTTTCTTTGGTAACAATTTCAATCACGTTACCGTTGCCATCTCGTTCTAATACATAACGATGTAGAGGGAATAACTTAAGACCTTCCTTACCCATAAAGATTAACGCATTACCTGCTACCACCAAATGCTTAAGAGCTTGGTGTATAACAACACGATCATCTGATGCTGCAATAGAGTCCATGATGGTTCTCTCTATCTTAGCAAAGGATAAATCTAATTCTGTTTTAACTTGAGGTTCAACTTGTCCTAGCATACCATCATTAACTTGTAGCTTAAAGAAGCTAGTGTTAGGTGGTACCAATGCAAGTTGTAATTTAGCTGCTAAGGTTACTACACCTTTAGCACCTACTGATTGCCATGGTGTAGATAAATTCTTAGCACCATGATTATAATCCTCTTCACCACGAATTAGATATGGAATGGTCAGCTTAGCGGCCTCTTCCGCTATGTTTAGAAACTGGGAACGATTGGATGATAAACTGTCATATCTTGTTTTAGCTGACATTATATATTAAGGGATTTAGTTTTTGTACTGCTTTTTATACCTTGATCAATGTAATGATGGATTTCATCAGTTGTTCTTGTTGCATCAGGAGAAATAGTTTTATCTGTTAAAGCATCACCTTCAAATGCTGTACCAAACATTTTACGTAGAATCATCAAGCCATCACTAAAGGCTGTAACCTTACCATCACCATCAACATCTAAATTAAAATTAAATACTTTTTCAGGTTTTTGATATGAACTAGACAGAGGTGTTGGTACATGGTCACGAGATAATTGTCTAGTACCAAGTGCAGATGCACCTGATTTAGCAACTTCAGATCGTTTAAGTCTAACACCTTTAGCACTTGTTCCGGGTATAAATTTAGGTAGTTGAGTTGGTTTGCTACCTTTTGGTATTTTAGGTACCTTACTAGTATCTAATTCTGTTAAGGTTTTATCTGCATCATATGTCTTGCCTACATTATCAGGTATATAATCATCCACCTCAGTTGTAGTTATATTAATCGGTTCTGGAGGTTTGTAGTCAGATATTGTTGGTAGTTGATACTCAGGAGTTAATGTATTAGTATTAGTACCCCTTTCATCTTTTTCAAATCCGGGTGTATACATCACACCACCAGCACCTTTACCATAAGGATAGATCCATTTTTCACCATCCCATGCTTTAATTACTTCTGCAGTAACTGCTGCCCATTGGGTTTCACCTAAGTCAGCTTTCACTAACTCTTGTTGTTCACTTGTTAACCCTAGATATTCAGCAACTTCTGCATCAGTTGGCATGTTCATGATACCACTACCTCCTTCAGCATCGTCTACATCTCCACCGCTGAGAACTTCAAGTGCTTTTTCTTCCTCTGCTAAATCCTGTTCTACATCGTCTACGGTCTTGTCACCTGCAGTCACAGCTGCTTCATCTTCACCAAGTCCTTGTAGACTTTCCACACTGTCAGGGTAATAAGTTGTATCGGTCAGCTCCAAATCATCATGACCACTAGTTAGGTCATCATCATCTCGATGGCCGGGATCATAGGTGATGTGTTGTTGTTGCTGCTCCCAAGTTGCTTCAAAATCCTCCCATCCCTGACCTGCTAGATAGTCTTTCCAATTAAGGTTGGCGTATGTCCCTTCAATAGGATCAGTCCATATACCACCTGCTTGTATATAAGCTGCCCGTGCTTCGGGTGTACTAAATAATCCAAGGTATTCACCATATAACTGACGGAGTGAAGTCTCTGTTGTATTTGGGTCACTTAGAGTTGCCTCTACTATATCAGATGCATCACCATATGGTTCAGATAACCAGTACTGTAGTCCTTCATCATCAACATCTCTACCATAGTGTTCGTGGTATATATCTCTTATCTGTGCTTCTTCACTATCAAGGAATAAACCTGCTACTTGTTGATAGGTGTGGCCTTTGTCTGATATTTCTGCCAACCACTCAAACACACCTTTTTCATCCGGCTCACGACCAAAGCCTTCTAAATATAATTCAGAAACTAAATCAAAGTTGTGACCAACATAACCTTCAACATCTGAAGATTGAAAACTTTTACTAGAATCTTCTTGTGCTGCTTCTAGGAACTTTCTACCTCTTGTTAGATGTGCTCCCCAAATATCACCACGACCTACAGCAGTTTCATGTTCACCTAACCCTGCTATATAATTCAAAGCTTCTAATACACCTCCTCCTTCTTCGGTTATTTTTTTCCAAGCTTCGTCTTGGAAGTGTTCGATATAATTTACCCCCTCTTTTGGGTCAGTGACTAAACCTTTATCTTCCAGAAGACCAATCATCTGTTGATTGATTTCCTCTACTGCGTCTTTATCAAGTGTAGTTTTAAAATTACTTGTATCACCGCCGTAATTTTGATGCCAACCTTTGGGATCTAAACTACTTGATAAGGTATCTAAAACTGCTTCAGATACGTTTGGGAATGCTTCTTGTAATTCTTGACGATCTTTATACTCATCACTTGCTTCTAAAGATCCTGTTAAGTCAGCGATGACTGCTGCTTCTTGGTCAGCATTTTTTGTCGCTTCTAAAAGTGAAAGCCAATGATCTAAACCATCTTGATCTGGCTTTCTACCAACTTTCGTTTCATATGTGCTAGTTAAAAGACCTGTTAGTCTTTCAGTCCGTGCTTTTGCTGCTGCTTCGGCTGCTAGTCGTTCTTCTTCAGCTTTCTTAGCAGCTGCTGCGGCTGCAGCTTTCTCGTCTTGTATTCTAGTATCAATATCATCTAAACTATAATTATCATCATCAACTATCTGTTCAGCTAACTGGGTTAAGTCGTCACCTTGTGGAGGTTTTAATCCTGCAGTCTGATAGGCTTCTCTTATATCAGTACTAGCTGCGTTTACAGCATCGTTCCTTATCTTAGTATCTAGATTAGTACCTATTTCTGCTAATTCATCTGCATAATCGTAATCTGCTGCTTGGTTAGCTGGGTCAAAATACTTAGAACGTAATATAGCCGAGTCAGTTAGACTTAAATCTATACCTTTCTCTTTATAAACACCCCTTACTAACTGATTAAACCGCCTCCCTTTATGCTCCTCAGTATTTGCTATCCAGCTGTTTAGATCATCAATAGTTTCACTTTTATTAGTATGTATTTTCTCCGTCCACTCGTCTAGTTCCTTGCCTGAGGGATCTCT